GACCCTTGTTTGTGCTATAATATATTGATATGTTTTATCGGTCGAAAATACCAGTAAATACAAGGTTTATTGTCTAATCGTCAATAAATCCGTCAAAAATTCTAGCCGAAAATTTTAGACACACTATCATGTGCCTTTAATCTCATTTCATCGGTATAGTGAATGTATGTGTTGATGACTGTATCAACAGTATCACCTAATAAGGATGCTACTGTTTTTATATCAACACCATTTGCTAATAGCCTTGTAGCATAGGTATGTCTTAAATCATGGATAGAAGTGTTTGGTAAGTAGCGTTTAATCATTACCGATACCGCACCAGTACCGCCAGTTGGATTGTTGAATAGATATAATCCGCTGGTGGTATTTTTGTATTCAATCAATATATCAATCAGTATGGGTGGTATGGGTATTTTCCTGTAACTGTTTTTTGTCTTTAAATTACGGATCATATATGTACTTTCACCGCTATAAGCGAATTGTTTATTCACATCAATAATAGCGTTATCTAAATCTATATCATCCCATGTAAGGCCTAAGATTTCGCCATACCTCATACCTGAATAGGCAGCAATGGAACACACGATATAGTATTTGTAATTGTGGCCTTTTAACGATGTTAATAGGTGTGTTACATCATCTTCATTTATAGCATTGATTTTAGTTGTTTGTGTTTTATGTAACCGCTTAATGTTCTTACACGGACTACTATTAATAATCCTGTATGGCGATACGGCATAAGCTAATACCTTTGTTATAATCGTTATGCACATATTTTTAGTGGCTATTGATTGTTGTAAGTCATTAATTACTTTCCGAATTTGTATTTCAGAAATATCTTTTACTTTCCTATTGAATAGCGTGTTGAATTTCTGAAATGCATTATCATATGCTTTGAACGTAGAGTATACATTTGCTTTGTTTTCATCTGTATATATCTTGTAAAACTCAATAAGTGTAATATCCTTTAGACTATCATCAAGTGGACTGGTGATAGTCTTTTTTAGGTTATCGACTATTTCTTGGCCGTAAAGTTTAGCATCTCTTTGTGTGGCGAAACCCTGTTTAGATTTCTGTTTCCATTTGTAGCCATCCTTATAGCTAACTATAATCTGATACCCTTTATCTTTTTTTCTGATAGTGAAATTGTATTGCATAATTCACCTCATATGATGTGTGTGTAAAAGTTAATACCCTCTACATCGTCAAATTGCCTTGCATGAGCCATACGCTCAATTAAATCAATGTGTGCCTGACTGTACATATCATCATTTAATATATGACCTATCTCATGTAATATTCCCTTACGTTGTACATCAATAGGTTTATCACTATTAACAAGAATGGTGTAAGTACCATCATCATTTAGTTTTAATACCGCAGTTTGTGTTTTCCGTAGTTTTATATATATTAAATTGATGTTCATACTATCATCCCCTTTGTAGGGTTATTGTATATTATTCAACATGGAATTTTTTACACATATTTTTGTTTACGTAATCGGTAAATATTTTTAATAAAACTGCATTTGTAATAAATGGTAACGATAAAGAAATATAACCATTATATGTAAAAACATATAATGTTATAGCAAAAACAATAGAAACAGAAGATACGATAAGAGCCATTGCTTGCATTTCTTGAATGCATGAAGTAATTATAGGTTCGTAGTTAGGCATGTTATTAACCTCTTTTCTTTAACATTTCTATAGTATTAATTACAAAGTTAATATCATCTTTTGACATATCTTTACTTGCATCGAATAATAAACGTAAATCTGGATTATCTTTAATCGCTTGTGCATATTCCGATACAGACGGATCATTATAGTACTGTTCATTTTCAGAGTATTTATTTTCAATCAAGTCAGCTTTATTTACTCTAAAATAATTAGCTAGTAATTCTATCTTATCTATACGAGGATAGTTAGTGCCTTTAATCCAACTTGTAAATGTGGTGTAGGAAACACCAATATCTTTTGCAACTTGTATTCTAGTTTTATTGTATAGGTTCATATAGTACTGTAAATTCTTGGAGAATATCTCTCTATTGCCTAAATCACTCATTATATTCACCTCATTATAATTTTAAAATTTTTGTTGTTATTTATATAATATATTTAAACTGCAAAAAAATCAAATATTTTTTTAGAAATTTACAGAAAAACTGTTGACATTACAGTTAAACTGTAATACAATACAATCAACGAAAGGGAAAGTGAGGTGATAAATTGAACCAACAAATCTTTGTACAAGATGGAATTACATTAAAAGCAGCACGAGTAAATAAGGGTTTGACACAAAAGAAAGCAGCGGAAATGCTAGGTATTAGCGAATATACGTTGATTAATTATGAAAAAGGAAAATCATCCCCAGATGTACATGTGCTAAAAAAGATTGAAAAACTTTATGAGGTTCCGTATCACAAGATTATTTTTTTGTAAAAGAGTTACAGTTAAACTGTAATTTACATAGGATGGTGATATATGAAAGAAGTTGAAAGTTTGGTTTACACAGTATCTGATGTAGCAAAACTTTTTAAATGCAAAGAAACAAGTGTATACAACATGAGAGATAAAGGCACACTTCATCAATTAAAAGGAGTAGCTGGAGTTAGGTTCAGCAAAAAGGAAGTTGAAAGCCTTGTAGGACTTGATGATGAGTATACACCGATAGCATATCGAAAGTTGAAATGTGAGGTTGAGCAGTTAAAAACAGAAAATCAAAACTTAAAAAATAGCATAAAAAAAATCACTGGCGATTTGCTAGTGATGGTTGGAAAGGATTTGTAATGAAGTTTATTTGGTTAGTAAGAATTATATCCGTAATTCTTATATCTGGTTCAATGGGTTCTGTTGAACTAGAAAAAATAGATGAATACACAGGATTTTTGCAAGTCGCATTAGGAATAACTTTGATGATTTTATCCAATTTCTGGATGAGAGAAGTCAGAAAGGAAATAAAAAAATGAAGCTGATTAGAACTATGAATGGGCAAAAACAAATTAACCCTGACAAGGCGAGCGCACTTGGATTCTGGTGTACACCAAAACAATTATCAGAAAAATTAAAAACTAAATTATTCGACAGATTGCGTGCAGCGGTAACAGAACAGGTGAATAAAGAAAATGCACGCTTACCGATCCAATATCGTGCTTTTGATTATCAAGAAATTGATTTCAGAGTATCCGATATTTGGAATAATTGTGCGGTGCCAAGTATCATCATGGCTTGCCGAGAAATGGAAAAAGCACGCTAGGCCGTAGGAAAGCAAGCGTGCTAGTAGAGTGAATAGGAAATTACTCTACTTGTATTTTAACACAGAGTATAAGGAGAAACAAAATATATGGAAACAGTTGATGTAATCGTACAACCAGCAATTGAACCACAAGTGATTGATAGTAATTTAACTATGACATGGAATAACGCAGAACTTGCGAAGTACCTTGAAGAGAAATTAGAAAAATACAATGGGTTAGTTGTTACGGAAGATAACCTAAAAGAAATGAAATCTGTACTAAAAGAGATTGTATCTATCCGTACAAAGTTGACACGATTTGGTACTGATAAAAAACGTGAATTAAAAATTCCGTATAATACATTCACTGCAGAATTAGAACAAGTATTAGCAGTGGTAAGTAGAGTTGAAAACCCTATCGCAAATCAAATCAATGAATTTGAGCAACAAGAAATGTTGAAACGCAAAGAAACAGTATTAAATATGGTTGAAGATAAAGCACAATCATTAGGTGTTAGAGAAGAGTATAAAAATAGAGTAATTCCAAACCCTAAATGGTGGGAAAACAAAACCGCCAAAATGTCAGATGTTGCACTAGCTATTGATGAAATGGTTAAAAACGTTTTAGAACAGCAACAAAACGATGATGATCTAAAGCGTATGCAGGCTGAAAAAGTAGAAATGATTAAGATGAAAATTGACTTATTTAATCAAAACTACGTACTAGATACACCTATTCAATACGAAGAAATTAAACATCGTGTTGATAATATTCCGTTCGGTAAATTGGATAATGTACTTTCCGATGAATTTGAAAAGCGACTTGAAATTGAAATGAAAGCGAAAGAACCTCAACAAGCAGAACCAATATTCACAGAACAACCACAAGTAACAGAGGAAATCAAAGAGGAAGTAAAAACAGTAACTTATGTTGTAAAGAATATCAATTCAAGACAACGTAAAGCAATTACAGATACATTAATTCGATTAGGTGTTGAATGGAGCGAAATTTAATGAATAGAAGTGAAACCATAACAGAAATAGCAAAAGCATTAGCGAAATTCCAATCAGAAGTATCTGACCCAAACAGAACAAAAGAAAATGCATTTCTAAAATCAAAATATGTAACGCTAGATAGTTTACTACAGGCTGTTAGACCTGTATTAGCAAGTAATGGATTATCTTTTTTGCAAGTACCTTTTACAGGTGCTGATGTAGTATCTGTAACCACCATGTTATTACATGAAAGCGGTGAATGGTTGGAAAGCGACCCTTTCACGCTACCATTGATGAAAAAAGACCCTCAAGGTGTTGGTAGTGTTGTAACGTATGCACGCAGATATTCATTATCTTCAATTCTTGGTGTGGCTTGGGATGAAGATGATGATGCACAAAGCAATAACGAAACTGAATTAACCAAGGGTATTAAACACGAAATTTCTGAATTAGCAAAAATCAAAAATGTAACAAAAGAAAATGCTATTTCTTATATGAAAACAACATTTAATAAATCGTCAACTGAATTTTTAGATTTGCAAGAGTTACAACAATTTAAAGCGTGGCTAACAACTCTATGAAATGGACAACAAATAACATCGAATTATTAAGAAGTCAGCTAGGTGTAATGGTAGTCATACCAGCACCACATGACAATGATTTGTCAAAGATTACTGCTGACAAAGAATACACAGTAGAAATTAAAAGAAAATCTAAAAGCCGTAGTCTAAACTCTAATAGTTATGCGTGGGTTTTGTGCCAACGTATAGCTGATGAGTTGAGTAAGAACGGATACACCTCAAAAGAGGATGTATACCGAAAGGCGATTAAAGATTGTGGACATTTCTCATATGTGCCAGTAAGAGAAGATGCGGTCGAACGCTATATACAAATATGGCAAGGCCACGGATTGGGCTGGCTTGCGGAAGATATAGGTGAGTGCCAAAACCTAAAGGGCTATCACAACATCATGTGCTACCACGGAAGCAGCGTATATAACACAAAAGAAATGGCAAGACTGATTGATTGCCTAGTGGATGAATGCCATCAACTAGGAATACAACTTGAAGATAGCGATTACATACAGTCGCTAGTTAAGGAGTGGGGGAATGAACAAACGGAAAAGGGAAGATGACAAACTCTATAAAATCACAAGGCCTAAAGCTATTGAACGAGATAGTATAGATGGCTATCCATGTTGCGTAATATGTGGCGCACCTGCAACGGAAGTACACCACATATTGCCAAGAGGCAGGGGCGGTACAAGTGAGTTACATAACCTTGCGTGTTTGTGTAGATATTGCCATGAAAATTTAGCACATGGAGTATTTGCAAAAGAAACAAAAAGAAAGCTAGAAGCGATCATTGAAGAAAGGACAAAACGATATGAAGAGAATTGATGTAGTTGAATTATATGTAATTAAACGCATTGAAAAACTAGAACAAGAAAATGGTAGTTATAAATTACACGAAAAAGAAATTACGGAATTAAAAGACGTACTAGATGTAATCAATAAAACAAAGACTGTTAGATGTGCCAAAACCTTAACAAAAATTAATGGCTTTGATGTGGATAAACTCATCAAACAAACTACCAGCTATCTATAAGAGGTAGCCTATGAGCGACAACAAAAAGTATTACTATCTACGGCTGAAAGATAATTTCTTTGATAGCGATGAGTTGAAGATATTAGAAAGCATGAAAGATGGCTATTTGTACAGTAATATTCTTTTGAAACTCTACCTACGAAGTCTAAAGAATGATGGAAAGTTAGTAGTAAATGAACGTATTCCGTATAGTGCGGATATGTTAGCGAGCGTAACAGGACATCAAGTAGGCACAATCAAGCAAGCATTATCTATTTTTAAAGATTTAGGACTTATTGATGTGTTGGATAATGGTGCAATTTATATGCTAGACATTCAAAATTTCATAGGTAAAGGAAGTAGCGAAGCCGACAGAAAGCGTGAATATAGGCAACGAATAGAAACAGATAGGACAAATGTCCAGACAAATCTCCGACAAATCTCAGACAAATCTACACCAGAGATAGAGATAGAGTTAGAGAAAGATATAGAGATAGAGAAAGAGATACATAGTAGTGCAAAAAGCACTACAACAAAACGCAAGCGTTTTGAAAAACCTACTCTATCTCAAATTACACAGTATTGTCTTGAACGTAATAACAGTGTAAACGCTGAACAATTCTATGACTACTACGAAAGCAATGGCTGGAAAGTAGGAAAAAACTCTATGAAAGATTGGAAAGCATGTGTAAGAACATGGGAGCGTAATGGTTACGATAGACCAATCAAAAAGAAAAACAATAAGCAAGATACATTAAACGATATGCGAGATTTGATGAACGAATATGGGGGTGTAAATGAACAATCAAATGAACCATCAACAGAAGATACTGGAAGCACTATTGATATTGAGTACAGGGTGGAACACTAGCCCATCTAAAGAAACAATCAAGTTGTATGTACATCAATTATCGTATGCTGATCCATTAATTCTACAACGAGCCATGCTTAATCTGTTGAGTAAATGTAAATTCTTACCATCATTTGCAGAAATAGAGAGTGAGTATAAAGAACTTGATAATTACATCAACGGAAAAGAAGAAATGATGACTGCACAAGAAGCCTATGGGGTAGTCGAAGATGCAGTTAGACTGTATAGCTATGAGCATGGGTTGAAACATTTAGACGGAATAATAAAACAGGCAGCACAAACAATATGGAGCGCATTTAATCCTTGGGGTGGTGATTATAATCGTGCTGCTTGTATGTCTCAGTTTGTCAGATGCTATGAAGAGTTAGTAAAAAGGAAAAACAAAAACGATGAAAAAGCATCTGAAATCAAGAATGATGGATTGCTTTTAGAAATGAAGATGAAGAAAGAGGAAGAGCGAAAACAAATCGAAGCAGGCAATGCACAAATCAAAATGCTACCGAATGGACATTTAATTGAAACAGTTAAAGAGGAGCGAAAGCCAGTTAATTTAAATGAAATATTAGATAATGCTGATATTTCTGAAAAAGGTAAAGCATTACTACGGCAAGCAATAGGTGGATAGATGAAAGAACGAATTAAACAATTTGAAGCCAGCGTGAATGTATCGTTCAATGTTAGTTTTACAGTCCTAGCAACTAGCGAATAACAAGCTAGAGTGAAGATTGAAAACTTGCTTGAAATCATGCGTGATGAAGCAACAGTCGATTGCCACATTCACCCTAGTTACGATGTATACATTGATGATGTAAAGGCAACTATGAATTGTATGTATTACGACTAAGAGGGATAAATGTTAAGCAAAAAACGAAAAATGGTAATCACTATTGAGATACCTCTAAATGTAGAAACGCAAGAAGAGGCAACTCAACAAATGCAAATGATTATGAAAGCAGATGCACGAACTTTTGAAAGCCTAGAAGAAATCATCAAGGTATACAAAGGCACGATGTGTATCGAACAAAAGATTTAAAGGAGAATATATGAATACAGTACAAATTTTAGGCAATCTAGCACGTGATCCTGAATTACGTTTTACAAAAACAGGAAGAGCGGTAGCGACTTTCACAGTCGCTGCTACTAATACTTATGTTGACTCATCAACGAATGAAACGAAAGAACAAACTGCTTTTATTAATTGCGTAGCATGGGGCAATCAAGGTGAAGCAGTAGGAAATTGTAAAAAAGGTGAAAGGTTGTTTGTTGAAGGTCGCTTGCAAACACGCTCCTACGATACACAAGACGGGCAAAAACGATATGTAACAGAAGTAGTTGCTAATTTCGTAGGTAAGAAATTAGACAATGATGATGCTGGCAGTAGCAATTTTGATAGCTTTGAAACAGAAAATCAAGATGAAAATATTCCATTCTAAGAGGTGAGAATGATGAAACATTTTAAAATTTCAGGGTATGTAACATTTGGATTTGAAAAAATCGTAGAGTGTGAAAACATTGAAAAAGCTAATGAATTAGCTGATTTAATCGAGCGAGCAAGGGATGTAGATGATGGTGATATGAATGATTGGATTGATGAAGTGGCAGTCGATGATGTGGAAGAGTTAGAAGAGGAGTAGCCGTGCTAGTAAAAGATGAAACAAAACTATATCGTATTGGTGATTACATCGACAAATAGGGAGATAGGTATGAAAGTACCATGTAAGGGGTGTACATTCCGAGAAATAGCATGTCATGTTACATGCCCTATGTATAGAATGTACAAACGGAAGAAAGAAGAAGAAACGAAATGCAACGCTAAACATAGCGATGTATCAGATTACGTAAGGGGTAACGTAATTCGAATTAGACATAAGATGAGAAAAGCCAAGTATGGCTGTACAGTACATGATTAGAGGTGATCTATATTGCCAGTAGAAAAGAAGAAAAAGAAAGTTAATAGTAAACGAAAAGGTGCAGATGGAGAGCGTGAATTTGCCAATCTATGCAAGGAACATGGATTTGATGTAAGACGAACGCAACAGTATTGTGGAAATACAGGTGATGCCAGCGATTGTGTTGGGCTACCTAATATTCATATCGAAGTAAAGCGTGTGCAAGCGTTAAATATCGACAAAGCGATGGCACAATCAATTCATGATAGTGAACATAAAAACGTGATGCCAATCGTGGCACATAGGAAAAATAATGCTAAATGGTTAATCACCATGAGGGCGGATGATTGGTTCGAAGTGTATAAAGGAAGCAGGTATAGTGATGATACCTACTAATTGTCAAAACTGGTTAGCACTCGGTGCTTGCGTTTATTCTGAAATGAGTGTTAGCCAAGCACTACGGATACTTGGATTGGTGAACTACACAAAAGGTGTTAAACAAAATCATCGTAAGCCTATCGATGTAGACAAGGCCGTAGAGTTAAGAGAACAAGGAATGACATATCAGAAAATAGGCGAAATTATGAACGTATCCTTTACAACGATTAGAGAAAGACTAATAGAAATCGGATACAACGAGAGGTGAAAAAGTGAAAGTAAAGTTAATGAATGAGTACGCACAACTACCGACAAGAGGCAGTAAGGATGCAGCAGGATTAGATTTGTATTGCCCTTTCCATATCAAAGTACCTGCTGACAGTCAAAAGAAAATTCCACTAGGTTTAGCAGTAGAAATACCTAAAGGATATATGGGGCTATTAGTACCAAGAAGCAGTATGAGTAAAACACCTCTAAGATGTGCAAATAGCGTAGGAGTTATTGATGCAGATTATAGAGGAGAATTAAGCATCGCATATGAAAACATATCTTGTAGTGATTACATGATATTTAGAGGTGATCGCATCGCACAATTAATCATCGTACCAATCGCTATTGTAGATGTAGAAGAAGCACAAACACTAAGCGAAACAGAACGTGGCGATGGTGGATATGGTAGTACTGGCAAATAAAAAGACAGTAGATAGACAGAAAAGACAGTAAGTAGACAGTAGAAAGACAGTAAAAGGAGAAAACAAATATGAATAAATTAGTATTAGCAACAATGATTATGGGTGTAATTGGTGGTAATGTATTAGCAAGCGGTGTTGTAACAGGGCCAGTAGAGCCTAACACACAAGCACCAGTAGTAAGCGGTTATAATTCAGTAGCCGTAGGGGCAAATACAGTAGTTACAGGCACAAATACAATCGCAATTGGCCGTGATAATAAAGTTACAGGAAATGATAGCGTTGTAATCGGTGGTGGTAACGGAACAATCGAAGCTGATCAAGCAAGCGTAATTGGGTACAACAATTACGTAGGCAACAATAAAGAACAAACTGTATTAGGTGCTAACAATACTGTAGACAATCAAGGTGCAGTAGCAGTAGGTACACATAGTGTAGTGCGTGGTATTGATGCAGTAGTTATTGGGAACAATGCATCAGCACCTGTTCAAAATTCCGTTGCGATTGGCACAAACAGTCAAACGGATAACCCTGTAGGTGTTCGACAAGTTGTATTAAATGGGGTAACTCACGTGTTCGCGGGCGAAAGCCCAAATAGCGTAGTATCCTTTGGTAGTAAGAAAAGTGATACATATAGCGGAATTAGTAACTACAATCGACAACTGCACAATGTAAGTGCAGGCCGTGTAGAACCTAGCAGTTTAGATGCAGTAAATGGAAGTCAGCTGTTCGCTGCATATGACGAGATTGAAACAAACGGCACACACATTGCGAAACTACAAAAGGATGTGAACTGTTTAGATAAACGAGTAACACGAAATACTACAAATATCTCTAATTTGACCTCTAAGGTGGATAACGGATTTACAACGATTAATAACTCTCTAACCGCTACAAACGAGCGTGTGGGGCAAAATAGCCAAGCCATTTTAAATAATACGGATAGAATTAATAGCCATGAAACACGTATTACAGATTTAGAACGAAACACAGTAGGTCAAATCTCAAACGTGATGCATGAAGTAGCAAAAGCTGGTGCATCTAATGCTGCACTAAGTGCATTGCACTACCTAGGCTACAATTCTGATGATAAATTAACATTTGCAGTTGGCTACGGCCACTACAAAAACGCAAATGATGTGGCCCTCGGTATGTTCTATACACCAACGGAGCATGTAATGTTTAGCTTGGGTGCTACATTGGCCAACAAAATGATTAATGCAGGTGTATCTTTTAGACTTGGTAAAGGTAGTGAATATGAAACTAACCATAAAGGCAAAATCAAACAACTTGAAGAGTTTGTAAATCAATTAGTAGCGGAAGTCGAAGAATTGAAAGCTGGTAAATAAATGTGTACACCAATAGGGAAATATGCAGGTGATGTAGATAAGCTACAAACTAAAACAAAAGATTTCAAGGCAATGGCTAATATGAATGCAGAAAATAATAGAAAGGCAATCCGATTTGCACAAGAGTTATTCTTTAATGCGATCATGGGTGTATCGATAGTAGTTTTGATATTTGGATTTGTGATTTTAATTAAAGTGTTGATTGGATAGATATAGGCGGTGAAATATCCGCCTTATCATAAGAGGTTAGTATGTTAGGATATAGCGGATACGTTGTACATTTTGATTATTTTATAGATGTACACAAAACAAAAGAAAGTGCTATGGAATTTCTAAAACAGTTAGCTTATGAAAGTGGTGAAAGCCAATTTGTAGTCGGTGTGGCTGTTAAAAAAGATGATGGTATAGTATTAGAATTTCCTGATTTATACCAATATGACGAAGTAAGAAAAGAATGGTATAAATTGTGGTGATAAAAAGCATAATGAGGTATAAGAATTATGAACGATAAACAATTTACGGATAATTTTTTTAGAACTATGTATGAATTAGGATATAAAAAAGCGGAAATTGAAAAAGGATATATATTTTTCTACGAAAAGCCAGTAACGTTAACTACGTGGGTTCCTAGCATTCCGATAAAATGCACTTGTTTTACAGATGAACCTCAATGTATTGATATTGCAGAATATCTAGGTATTGTTGACTGGAGCAAAGTAAAGGTTGATACACCTATATTAGTTAAACAGTATGAACAAGATGAATGGGAAAAACGACATTTTGCATATTTTAAAGATGAGAGAGTGTATGCTTGGTTATGTGGTGCAACATCTTGGAGTGCTGATTATGAGGGCGATACAACCGATTGGAATCTTGCAAAACTAGCAGAGGTGTAAACATATGGCTGAAAATTTAATTACAATTGGAATGATATTAGGTGTTTCACCTTTTTTAGCAGCGATTTTAAGCGATGCCTTTGATACATTTGAAGAGGGATGTGTGCGAATGCTATTTATACAGGCGATAATTGGTATTGTGTTAATTATCTTTGGTCTTGTGGTTAGGTTAGGTGGTGAGTAATATTTGAATGAACCGACAAAAAGTGAAAAAAGATTAATTAGTAGTGCTAGAAAATACCTTGAGCCTGTAAAGACAGTTGATGAACAAATAAAGTCAATTGCAAAAGAAATAGAACAACTACGATGTAACATCACATCGATTAGTGCGATCGATTATTCCAAAGATAAAGTGAGCGGTGGCGGTGTTCCTTGCGGATTAGAAAATAGCGTAGCAAGGTTTATCGATACTGAAAAGGAACAACGTAGACGGATTGATGAATTGAGTGAGTACAAGTGCGATGTAATCAACACGATCAATAGTCTAAGTGAAGAAATAGGCGGTACAATGTTACGTTATGAATACCTGCTTGGAATGTCAGCCAAACAAGCGCATTCTGTTTTTGAGAACCAATTCAACGAAAGACAGGCTATGAGGTATAAAGAAAAAGCGTTAATTGAAATAGGCAGGTTGAAATGTCAGTAAATGTCATGAAATGTCAGTAAATGTCAGTATAAACACCTAAAAACATATAGTAGAATATAAGGTGTAAGAGTTGCCAATGAGCAATTCTAAAAACTAAATAGCAATTGAGGTGCGGTTTTATATTTTGTATTTGAAAATCAACGAGTATTGTTTCTAAGTCATTACAATCTATATTATTTTCTAACTGCACCGCACCTCTTATATTGCATTTTGTAAACTAATACCGCACATATAATCATTTCCAATATTGCAATAACAACCAACTATACGTTTCATGAGATAAAACCTTAAGCGAAAAAATGTTACATACTACAAACAACTAGCGGTATTAGTTTAGAGAGTGCAATTGCATATTGAAAACTAAAGCTATATGTTCCGTTGGGAACCGAGTATTGTGCGAGAGTTAGACAGAGTGAGCTAACCATGATTACAATTCATATACTCGTGTTGGCGAATAGCTAACTATATAACTTTGGTTTTGAGTATGCAATAAAAATGAATAAAACTATCACATAATGAGGTATATCCACGGCGATATATCTCATTTTTTGCATAAAGTTATCAAAAGGGGAGAAATGATGACTGACATATTGTGTTGTAAAAGCAAATGCTTAAACAACAAGAAAGGAAAATGTACGGCTAATGTCATTGAGTATGACGGATTATGCCAAACATACATCACACAGGGGAACGCAAGAAAAAGTACATGTGGTTTGTGTGTTAGATCTAATGGGAAGCTGAAACGGAAAGGTGGTGAAGTACTAAAATGATTAAAGCGATTAAACAATTCATTAAGGATAGAGCGTTGTTTAAACGTGCAGCACAAGATTTAGACAATAAAGACTTACAGGCAAAAGCAAAATATGCGTTTGAACATCGTGATGATAACGTATTGAGTATTATTGATTGCCTAGCCATTGTATGCGGTGTATTGATTATAGTCGGTATTGTGTGGTGCTTGATGTGAATTATCAACCTACAATAAAGAAACTGCTTAAAGCATTACAGATGAACGGCAGACGATATGTAGTCGATGTAAGGCAATCATGGAGCAAATACGATAAGCCTTGTAAGGTATATATCGTTAATCGAATGTACACAGAGGAAGAATACAAATTGACATTTCCTCATAAGTACAAGAAAGGGAAAACGTTCAAGCAAGGACAACTCTATAAGAAAGAAAGTGAGTATAGCAGTACTAAGCAACATGAAGTACTGCTATTTTTAGTTAGAACATATAAAGGTGGTGATTGATATATGGCAGATGCTAACACCTTAACAGAAAGAGAACGAATATTTGCAGATGAGTATATCAAGACTACCAACGCAACACAGAGCGCAATTAAGGCTGGATATGCAGAAAATAGTGCAAGTGTAACAGGAAGTAAGATGCTAAGAAAACCTAAGGTGCGCCAATATATAGATGCAGTCATGAACGAGCGTAGTAAAAACACAATCGCAACGGCTGATGAAGTGTTGGAGTACCTAACCAAGGTTATGAATGGAGAAGAAAAGGATGCATTTGGCTTGGATGCCTCAATTGCAGATAGAACCAAAGCAGCCGAGTTATTAGGTAAACGGCACATGCTATTTACTGATAAGGTAAAACTTGATGCAGAAATAGAGATTGATATATCTGACCGAATGAAGCAAGCAAGGGTGAAATCAGATGAAGTACAACAAGGCACAACTGATTGATGCGTTGGGTTCATTTACGCATGATCCATTAGGATTTGCGTACTTTTCTTTTCCTTGGGGTGAAAAAGGAACACCACTTGAAAACTTTGACGGCCCTGATGAATGGCAAGTTGACACCTTTAAGAAAATAGGTGAAGAACTACGCAAGGGCAAATCGTTGGCGAAAGCAATACAAATTGCAGTTGCATCAGGTCATGGTATTGGCAAGTCAGCGTTTTCATCGATTTTAATTCTATTTGCTATTGCTACACATGAGAATACAAGGGGCGTAGTAACCGCTAATACTGATACACAGTTAAAGTCTAAGACTTGGGCGGAACTTAACAAATGGTACAACTTGTTTATAGGTAAAGAGTTATTCACCTATACAGCAACTGCATTGTTTAGTGCTGATAAGCAGTACGAAAAGACATGGCGGATAGATGCTATTCCATGGAGCGAAAGTAATCCAGAAGCATTTGCAGGCTTGCACAATCAAGGCAACAGAATACTTATCATATTTGATGAAGCATCCGCTATTTCCGATAAGATTTGGGAAGTAACAGAGGGTGCATTAACAGATAAGGAAACGGAAATTATATGGTGCGTGTTCGGTAACCCTACACGTAATAGTGGTAGGTTTAGAGAATGTTTCAGAAAACATCGAGCCTACTGGACTACATACCAGATAGATAGCCGTACTGTTAAAATCTCAAACAAAGCTAAATTGCAAGAATGGGTAGATATTCATGGTGAGGATAGCGACTTTGTAAAAGTGCGTGTACGAGGGATATTCCCTAGTGCATCTGATACACAATTCATATCCGCATCAATTGTAGATGAAGCACAAAAGCGAATGTACAGAGTTGGTGAGTTTAACAACCTACCTGTAATCATTGGTGTAGACCCTGCATGGACTGGCGGTGATACATTAGAAATCGTAATGCGCAATGGATACTCTATGAAGTGCTTGGCAACCGTTGAAAAGAATGATGATGATATGCGTATGGCTAGCCTAATAGCACAATTCGAGGACGAATATAAAGCTGATGCAGTATTTATAGACCAAGGTTACGGAACTGGTATTTATAGTATCGGAAAGTCAATGGGCCGTAAATGGCGGTTAGTTGCCTTTGGGGGTGCATCGCCTAACAATATGTATCTCAATATGCGAGCGTACATGTGGGGTGAGATGAAAGAATGGCTAAAAGAGGGCGGTTCAATTCCTAATGAACAGGGCTTGTACGATGATTTGGTAGGCCCAGAAGCGATCATTGATAAGAATGGCCGTATCCAACTTGAAAGCAAGAAAGACATGAAAGAAAGAGGCTTACCATCTCCGAACAAAGGCGATGCATTAGCCTTGACCTTTGCATTTAGGGTCACTAAAAAAGTAAATGGCAATCACAGAAGAGTAGCGAATACAGAGTACAAACCATTTGGGTAAAGGGGGAATGTGAATGTGTATGAAAGCTAAGACACCAAGTGTTACTACACCAGCACCTGCACCAGTCGCACAGACTGATGACATGACGCAAAAGAAAGATGAACAATGGTTCACCGATAAAAAGCGTAAGAAAACTGGTTATGATAGTACAATTTTAGCTAGTGCGTTAAATCAAGCAACAGGCAAAACAACATTAGGCGGTTAATATGAGTACTATCTTATCTAGTTTGGCAAGGCAACCTACAGAAAAGCCTGTAACTAAGCCAAAAGACTACAAGAAAATAAAAGCTAAATTCAATCAGATGTTTACAAATCGTCAAAAGTACGTTGAGAAATGGAAGATGATTAGAGACTATCAATTACCATTCCTTGGTGTGTTTGATGGTGAACAAGACCAATCGAAGTTGTACACCGATAAAATCCTTACTGGTATTGCATGGGAAAGTTGTCAAATATTCGCTAGTGGTGTAATGAGTGGAATGACACCGCCTAGCCGTAAATGGTTTAAGCTAACCATGGAAAATACGGATATGGCAGCAAATAGCGATGTAGCGAAAGTATTAGATGAACGTGAAGAAATATTATATGCAGTATTTGCAAAATCCAATTTCTACAATGTGGTTCACCAAGTCTATATGGAACTACCATTCGGACAAGCGCCGATGTCAATCATGCCTGATGGTAAAGTTGGTGTACGTTTCACATCGTATCCAATCGGTACTTACGCATTAGAATGTAATGCTAATGGTGAAGTTAACACATTTGGGCGAAAGTATAATATGACTTGCGACCAATTAGTTGAGGAGTTTGGGTACGATAACTGTACCGACATAATTAAAAGTGCATACGATGACGGCAAGGGTAATGCTAAGGTATATACTGTTTGTTGGCTCGTGTGCGAAAACAAAGACCGCAACGGAAAACTAGGGAACAAGAACATGCCATACTCTTCTATTTACTGGGTTGAGGGGAGTAGAGACGATGAAATCTTGCGACATAGTGGCTATGAAGAGTGGCCTATTCCGATTGCACGGCACACTACACATGATCTAAATGGTTATGGTAAAGGTAGTGCATGGTTCGCGCAATCTGATGCAATGATGTTGCAAAAATTGGAACTAGACCGATTAACAGCTATTGAGTTAGGTGTAAAGCCACCAATGGCCGTAACATCCGATGTAATCGGTAGCGTATCACTATTTCCAGGTGGTATTACCGAAGTCGATACAGGCGGTAAGGTTGAACCTATCTTTAACGTAGGTATCAATCTTGATTGGATTATGCAACAAATCATTGAAGTTAAAGACAGTATCAAGCGTGCATATAGTGCTGACTTATTCCTTATGCTAGATAATATGGACAATGGACAAATGACGGCAAGGGAAGTCATGGAACGCACGCAAGAGAAGTTACAACAATTAGGCCCTGTAGTGGAACGGCTACTATCTGAATTTCTTAATCCGATTATCGAACGTACCTATGCGATATTAGATCGTGCAGGTGTGTTTCCGCCAATTGATGAAGCATTAGCGGAAGAGTTAAACGGCCAAGATGTGAAGATAGAGTACATTTCACCATTGGCACAGGCGCAGAAAGTATCATCTTTAACTTCTATCGAACAGTATTTCGCATTCTTAATGTCATTAGCACAGGGCAATCCTAATATCCTACAAAAATTCAATTTTGAGGAAGCAGCGGATTATTATGGTGTTAACCTCGGTGTACCTGCAAAAGTAATTGTATCGAATGACGAATATCAAGCTAAGATGGAAGAACAACAACAGGCACAACAAGAACAAGAGGAACAAGCACAAATGATGCAAGCAGCACAATTAGCACCTCAAATGGCTAGTGCAGCAAAACAAGCAACAGATGCAGCAAATGATGGAAACCCTGTAATGCAACAGTTAATGGGAATGGGGTACTAGATGAAACAAAAAAGAGATTATATGCGAGAGCGTGATATTGAAGCGCTGAACCACGTACTAAGCACTGAACTTGGTAGGTGGTTTTTTTATCGCATATTAGACCGAGCAAAACTGAATAGCCAATCATTCACAGGCAACAGTACAACATTCTTCAATGAGGGAATGAGGGCTGTTGCTATTTTGTTACAAAACGATTTAGGGAAGATTGGCGATGGTGTAGAGGGTGTTAAGAAATACCACCTAGCACAAATAGAAAATATTCAGATGCAAAAGTATTTCAAGAGTTTAGAACAAAGCGAATTAGAGAAAGGTGAATAACCATGGATGAAAATTTAGAACAAGGCACAAACAATAACACGGATAGTGCAAATGGTGGTACACCACAGGACACGAACACACAAGACCAACAAAGTACGATTTTAGGCGGTGGCGGTGATACTAACACCGACCAACCTGCAGAACCTACTGTATATGATTTCTCAACTGCATTTGAGGGTGGCGAAGTCGACCAAACCATCGCAGATGAGTTTTCTAAAATGCTTAATGGTGTAGGTGCTACGCAAGAGCAAGCGTTACAGATGGCTAAGTTTGGCAATCAATATGCAACTAACCTTGTAACGGCTTACGAAAACCAAAAGCAAGAAGCACTCAAAGCACAATACGATGGGTATGCAGAAAACGCTAAAAAGGTATTAGGGAACAAATTCGATACTACTGTTAACCAAGCGGCCGCAGGTGTTGAAGCAGTAGAAAAGACAATTCCTAATATCCGTGAAATCCTAGCTGAAAATGGCTTGGGTAATCGTGTAGAAGTAATTCAACTATTCGCGCATATCGCTAGTATGGCGAGCGAAGATAGTAACGCAGGGAACAACAGACCTGCAAATAATCAATCTGACGAAGCTATTAGACGAAATATGTATCCGTCTATGTTTAAAGATTAAAGGAGATTAATTAATGGCTACAATCGGAACTAACAATCCTACATTATTGGATTTACAAACTCGTATGGATCCAAATGGTAAAATTGCACAAATCATTGAGCAATTGAACCAAACAAACGAAATTATTCAAGACATGACAATGATTGAATGTAATGACGGCACATCTAACAAAACAACTGTACGTACTGGATTACCATCCACGACATGGCGCATGTTGTATGGCGGTGTACAACCATCTAAATCCACTACCAAACAAATCACTGATACTTGTGGTATGTTGGAAGCATATTCCGAAGTGGATAAAGACTTGGTTAAACTTTCCAATGACCCTGTAGCGTTCCGTGCAACAGAAGATAGTGCATTTGTTGAAAGTATGGGCCAAGAAATCGCACGCACACTTTTCTATGGTGATGAAACCACACCTGAGAAATTTATCGGTTTATCCGCACGTTTCAATACATTGGATGTGAAAAAAGCTGATTGTGCTAAAAACATTATTGATGCAGGCGGTACTGCTAACCTTGCATCTATGTGGCTCGTAGGTTGGGGTCCTCTTACTGTACATGGTATTTATCCACGTGGCAGTCAAGGCGGTTTAGAACAAGAAGATTTGGGCGAAGTAACAGTTACTAAAGCTGATGGTTCTATGTTCCAAGCTTATCGAACTCATTTCAAAGAAAACATCGGTTTATCCGTGCGTGATTGGAGATATGTAGTACGTATCGCTAATATCGATATGAAATCTATTAAAGAAGATATTTCCGCAGGCCCTAACTTGATTAACTTGATGATCCGTGCAGAAGAAAAAATGCAATCTCTCACAGGATGTCGTCCAGTATGGTATATGAACCAAGAATTGCGTACATTCTTACGCTTGCAAAAGAACAAAGTGCATGGTTCTACTATCACAGAAGATATGGAAATGGGTAAAATGGTTACTCGTGCGAATGGTATTCCTGTTCGTAAAATTGATGCATTGCTTTCCACCGAAGCACGTGTTACTGCATAGTAGAGAGGAGAAAATACATGATTATCGATACTTTAAATACATTCCATTGGAAACGTGAATTATCTGGCAATGTCAGCTCCGATGTTATGGTTACTAGCGGCGATGCTGACCCTAACTTGTGGTTAGTGGTTCGTGTAGACAAAGCATTAACTGGTACTGCATTAATCAACGTATATACATCTGATACAGAAAACATTGCTAACCCTGTATTGTTGCATGGTATTACATTACCAGCCAATGCACCAGCTGGGTACGAATATAAAGTACGTTTAGCAAATGGTGTTAAACGTTATACACGTGCTAATGTCAACAATGCAACGGCTGGCACAATTTCTGTATTCTTAACTAGCGGTATCACTAGCAAATAGGGGGTAACATGGAATACATTGCAAAAGTAACTTTGTATCACAATACAAAGGGTTTAATTGAAGAAGGACAAACAGTAGAACTTACAAAAGAAGAAGTAGCTGAATACGATAAAGATTACTTCAATGATTTGTTTGAAGCTGTAGGCGCAGAAGAAACCGAAGAAACCGAAGATGGCGAAGAAAAGCCAAAGACTAAATCTAAAGGCAAGAAATCGGAAGAAACTGCAGAATAACAGAATGAGGGGTGCTTATGCATCCCTCTTTTTCACTATAAAAGGGGGCAATATGACACCTACTGATATTTGCAACATGGCTTTGTCATTAATCAATGGCGGTAGGATATACGGCCTTGATGAAGAAACAGAAACGGCTAGACAATGCAGATTGCACTATGATGCGACACGCAAGATGCTACTATCTCAATATGAATGGAATTTTGCACGAAAGCGTGAAGAGTGCGTACTATCTGAACATAAACTAGCTGGCTATGAATATGTATATGCGTATCCTGAAAAGTGCATCCGTATCCTTGGGGTTATTCCTAAAGGAGAACGATTTAAAGCGGAAAGCCAAAAAGAATATGATGTATTTACCTTTGACGATAACACAAAGTATATCGTAAGTGATGTACCGCTTGCGTACATTGATTACGTGTACGATGTTCAAGATATAGATGTATTCAGTCCTGTATTTATCCAAGCGTTAAAGTCTAAAATGGGTTCTGAATTAGCTATGCCATTAACTGGCAACAGTGGATTATTCGACCAATGCTATAAACTCTATCAAGCAGCAACGCAAGAGGCCAAGAGTTTGAGTGCTAAAGAACGTAGGCAAGATATGCCATATATTTCTAACTATGTAAAAGCAAGGAGTTGGTAATCATGAAACCGATGTATATTTCACAACTTGCATTTACAACTGGTGAGATTTCGCCTGATGTATCTAGGCGCTTTGATTTAGATCAATTCAAAAGTGCATTGCTACTAGCAGAAAATGCAGTAATTCGACCTTATGGAGCGGTGGCTAGACGGCAAGGTTCAGAATATATAGGGCAAGTTAAAAACAAGGATAAGTCTACACGGCTATTTGAATTTACGGCCGAGAAGAATAAATCATTCCTACTTGAGATTGGCGAACAGTACATCCGAGTATGGCGCAATGGTATCTATACAGGTATTGAACTAGAAACACCATTTGAAAGCGATGTAGTCGATAAATTGAACTGCATCCAAAGTGGTGATGTAATGTTCATATGCAGTGGCAAGTATCCAGTTAAAACGCTATCTAGGTATTCTGATACAGACTGGCGATTTGATACATATAAGTTATCTGAGCAACCATACGGCGAAGTTAACATCGACAAAGAAAGTACTGTAATCTTGAATGGCGATACCTTAACCGCCACAAAGGATGTATTCAATGCTGATATGGTTGGTTCAGTCATGCAGATTGAACATTTTGTTAAAGCAGTAAGCACCAGTAAAACTGGCGAAGTAATACAACGTACTGAATATGTTACACGTGAAAGACACGGCGGATATAGTAGACTTGTTGGTGAGGATTACAATAATATCAATTACGATGTAGAACAATTTAGTGCTGATGAGGATTTATCATGGAAATTCACATCACATGGTACATGGGATGGTACAGTTAAAATCCAAATTAGCAATGACAATGGCACTACATGGAAAGATTACAGGATATATACATCCAACAATGACTACAACGTAACCGACACAGGCAAGGTTACACCTAGTGCTAGATTGAAAGTTGTATCTGATTTGAAAGGTGGTAGCGTTAATGTAGACCTATCACTCTTGCCACATTCTAACTATGGTGTAATTGAGATTAAAGAATTTGTTGATAGTAAGCACGTTAAAGTAAATGTATTGAATAGCGTTGTAGAAAATGAAGCAACCTCTAAATTCAGATTTGGACAATGGGGCAAAGGCCTTGGTTATCCTCGTGTATGCACGTTTTACCAAGATAGGTTTATCCTAGCATCTAGTAATCAATATCCTAACTACATATGGTTTAGTCGCACAGGTGATTATTCCAACTTTGGTGTAGAAAAGGTAGGTGGAACGATTACAGATGATAGTGCAATCACACTACCAGTAATTAACCGCAAAATGTATGACATTAGACACTTGATACCTGCTAATGACTTATTGATTTTAACGAGCGGTAACGAATGGATAATTGATGGTTCTAAAACTATCACACCGACAAACTGCAATCTACGTACACAAACCCAACGTGGTGCATCTGAATGTGAGCCACAGTACATAGGGAATAGATGTGTGTATGTGCAAGCTAGAGGATGTGTAGTGCGTGATTTAGGTTACTCCTATGAAAGCGATAACTACACAGGGGCTGACTTAACCCTATTCGTTAAGCATCTGACAAAGTATCGTAATTTCATTACAAGTGCATATGCACAAGATCCAGATAGTATCGTTTACTACGTAACCGATGATGGCAATATCGATTGTCTAACATACATTCCTGAGCAAAAGGTGTACGCATGGTCGCATTTCACCACAAAAGGCAAATACAAATATGCTGAGAGTGTGGCTGAGGGCGAACAAGACAGTTTGTATGTAATTGTTGAGCGTGATTTTAAAAGCGGTACAGTGATGTGCATAGAACGATTTGAGCCAATGTATAACGCTGATAATAACAACGTGTATATGGATTGTTACATTAGACAAACAAGCACAGAAAATATCAGTACTATCACAGTACCTCATCTAATTGGTGAGGATGTGCAAATCGTTGTAAATGGTAGGGAACGGCCTATTAAGGAAGTACCACCTACGGCAATTATTAATATCGATGGTAAGGCACAAAGCGTAGCCGTTGGTATTAACTACACTACACGATTACGTATTCCGAGTATCGAAATGCAAATACAAGATGGTACATTGCAAGGCCGACAATTAACTATGAGTAGATTATCGATGAACATCTTAAATTCGTTCGGTGGCAAAATCGGAAGAAACTTCAACCATATGGATGATATTTCATTACCGCCACTCAAATTATATAGTGGCGATAAGGTATGTATATTGCCAAAATTCGATGGAGTGTACTCAACCGATGCATCTGTATGTATTTTGCACGAAAAACCTTATCCATTTAACCTTTTAAGCGTTACAAGAGAGATAGAAATAGGTGGTGGTTTTCCAAATGTTACAGGACTTTGAGATTTGCCCTGTAAGGCACACTTCATTAATTCATGACTTATATATCAACTTACGAGCCATAGACACCTTAGAGGTCAATATAGCGAATCAAAATTTCCCGAATTATAGGAAAAATGATTTTGTAAGGGATATATGCAGTGATGATTATGAAAACCACATTGTAATTGAGAATGATGTACCAATAGCCGTATATGGAATTTCAAAAAAGCCAATCAACGGAATGTACTGTATTTATTTTTTAGGAAATAAGATACTAGATACTAATTTGAAATTACAAAAGGAATTTCTAAAACGAAGTAACGCAATCATAAAAGAGTGGCTATCCACTCATGAATGTTTATTCAATTTCATACATAAGAAAAATAACCGCTCGAAGCGATGGCTTACATCGCTAGGGGCGGTTATTCATTCTGATATAACGCATAACGGAATGGAACTATTTACATTGAGAAAGGGGGATGCGAATGTGTAATCCTATTGCATTGATGGCAGGTCAATTGGTTACTACGTTATGGGGTCAACATCAACAAACTAAAGCACAAACTGCTATGTATAATGCACAGGCACAAGCAGCGGAAGCTAATGCACGTATATCTGATAGGAAACAACAGGATATTGCCAATCAAGCACTACAAGAGCGAGATAAGATGGACAATAAAATGCGGTTAATTGCAGGTCAGAATACGGCAGAAGCAGGCGCTACAGGGTTATCTATGAGTGGTACACCATTACAATTAATGGCTAGTAGCTACGATGAATACAACAAAGATATTAACAATTGGGAAACTAGCAAGAATAACAGTATCTACAATGAATATCTTAATGGGGTTAATTACCGCAATGAAGCTAGTAGTGCAAGAGCAGCTGCATCTAATGCTAAAACGCAAGGGCGATTGCAAATGCTTGGTACTATCTTGAGTGGTGCATCTAGTATATATGGGATGAAACAACAATATGCAGGTGGTAAATACACAACTCAATATGGCGGTGATGTAAATGGTGTAACAGAAAGACCAGTTAAAACAGTTAAGAAAGTTTGGACTTTTAACGGCAGGTAACTATGAAATTAGTTAATTATGAACAAAATGAAAGATTGAATACAGTTAATGGTGAGTTTAGACCAACAATCAATGCGGAAGCATATGGTGTTAACCAAAACGGAATTAACACATTTGCAAAAGCATTGGATGATGCATCTAAAACTTGGCTTGAAATCGATAAACAAAAAGATTATATCAATGCTACAAATGCTATTAATGAATTTAATCAAAAAGTAACTGAATTAAAATTTGATAAAGATAAAGGGTTAATGTATCAAAAAGGTATGAATGCGCAAGGGATACTACCTACATACCTTGAAAGTACTCAAAAATTCCAAAGCGAACTTGCTGCTAAATATAACTTACGTACAACTGATGCGGTAAACGCTTTCAATAAAGCGGTTGAAACATCAAAAACAAACGATTTAGATGGTATATCTAGGTACATGAGAGGTCAGTACGAGGATGCACTAAGCACTGCTACACAAAATCAAATCAATAACTTGAATAACAATCTGTTACAAACGAATGATGTTAATCAACAAATGAAAACATTAACATTAACAGGCGATTTAATAGAAGCAACTGGTAAACAATTAGGGCTTGATGATGAACAAATAGCATCTAAAAAACAACAAAACTATGATCTTAATGCTAAAACCTTATTAGATAAAACTGTTGCTGATAATAATTCAGAAACATTGGATAAGCAGTTGACTGCATTAACTGGGCTTGCTAGTGAGAATGTATTAACACCATACAGGAAAATGTACCAACAAATGGGTATAAACAAAATCGCTAACAATGAAAACGATTTCGGCGCAATTCGATTGGCTGCAGGCGATGATGTAAATCGTGGTATGGACATTATGGGTTCACGCATACGTTCGCAAATGGAAGCCAAAAACAAGGAAGCCATGCAGTCAGGTATTGGTGCTAATCAACATTTATGGAAGTTAGCACAATATGCACATAATAAGTATGGTATCAATACAGAAATTGCATATAGGCAGTTGTATGCAGAGGGAACGCTTGGCGGTGAACTCAGTAGGCTGGCAAAAGAAAATCGTAACTATGCAGGATTAACTCAATCAGAGCCTAATGGAGAAGATAACAAACAACCAGATGGAACGAATTATTACAAAGTGTATAATTCCGATGAAGAGTTTGTTGATGATTGGATTGAACACTATATTAAACCGAATGGCGCAGTCAACGCACAGAGCATAGATGAATACGCTGACAAGTTAAAAGCAGGTGGATATTATGGCGCAGATGCAGGCCATTATAAAGAATTAATGCGCAATGCACCTATGACTAAAGGCGGTCAACCTGTTTATTCTGAAGATCAAATTGAAAAGGCGGTTAAACAAGGCCGTGAAAATTATAAAGGTTGGCTGACAATGCAAATGAACATCGAAGCCAAGCAAGCTAAAGATAGAATTACTGCAGCTAAAATTGTATATAACCAATTAATAGCAAAAGGCGATTATGTAGGTGCATCATCTTACGCACACGCACAAGCAGCAGGCGCACAGACCGATATGGAAAAGGAAGCGTGGAGCGGTACAGAAGCATCAATGCGACCTAAACTTGATTCTATGTATGAAAAAGGACTTAAATTAAATGCAAAACAAAAGTTTGAGTTAAAAAAATATGCTGAAACTCATACATACGAAGAAACACTAGCACACGCACAGAGAATGTACCCTGATAAAGTTGTTGATGATAGTTTTGACGGAGTGTTACTCGAAGCGAACGATAACCGATTAAAGGCTAACAAAATTGATTTAACACCTTATGATAGCGAAATACAAAGTGCGTTGCCTGCTGACAAATCATTGCGTTCAAGTTTTGAATATGGTGTTAAACAAGAGATGTTAAGCCGTAAAGCTGACTTTGAAAGCAAACACGGCAGAGCGCCTACAGAAGCAGAAATGCATGATATATTTGAGGGCGCATTGGCAACACAAACATTACGAAGTACGGAAAAACCATATTTCGGTGATGGTGATGATTATAGCGCACCTATTAGCGCAGCAAGCAATAGAGCGATGGGTATTGTGCATGTTGAACCTGTTGGCAACCATTATGTGCGTGTAACATATCAAGATGGCTCAACAAGAGATATTTACGAAAGCGTGTATAACAACATGCAAAGAAGATATAACGATAACGGAGATTAAAAATGGCTAAACAAACACTTGAACAAGAACGGCAAGAAGCACTAGCTGTACAGAATGGCTATGTTAAAACATCACCATCTTTTAGCGCTAGTGCTGGTGTTCAGTCTAAACCTACTGGCGGTTTTACTGAGGTTGGTAATGCAATAGGTGCAGGGATAGATACAACGGCACAAGTAGTTGATAATGCTATTAATGCAATTAAGGCTATTGCAAATACACCACGCACAATGGAAGAAACTAATGCTGATGGTACAACTACATATTATCCGTTTGGTAAAGCTGACAATCCATACCAAGGTTTAGAACCACTAGGACAGTCATTACAAAAAGTACTTCCTACAAGTGTTGTTAGTAATACGGATAGATTGTTTTTGTATAACAATGATAGTCTACGTTATAACGAAGCGGTTAGAATGGGGAAAGTATTAGATATTGACCCTGATGTAATTATGCGTGGTGATGATAAAGCGTTTGAACGTGCTGATTACTTATCAAGACGAGTTGAACGTGGCGCAGTATTACAAGATATATACGATGAATTTCCTGAGCTATATAAAGTGAAATATGGTTCACAAGCGGAACAATTACAAGCAATCAACAATCTACAATCAATTCGTGCTACAAAATCTACGTTCGATGCAATTCAACAAGGCATTTGGTCTATGAACGATCAGATGAAGTTAGGTGATGTTGGATTTGAATTGGCACATACAAAAGACCCTGAACGTATTAACGAATTAACATCAGAAATGGAACGCTTGCAAAATAACTTGCGCAACTACCGAACACCTGACGGAACTAATCCATTACAAGAAGTACTCGGACAAACGGCAGCACAAGCATACATGATGGGTAAACAAGGCGGTACAGGTGCAATCATAGGCGGTGCAATCGGTGCGGTAATTGGTGGTTTAACTACCGATGGTGTAGGTATAGGCGCAGGCGCAGTAACTGGTGCTAAATGGGGTGGCGGTGCTGACATGGCATATGAAATGTACAAAATGTCATTCGGTAACAAATACCTAGAACTCATCAATAAACGCGATGCAAATGGTAATAAAGTATACTCTAATGATGAAGCCTATAAATACGCTATGACATATGCTGCAGTTGATACAGGTATTGAAATGGCATCTACACGCTTCATGATTAAAGGTGTAGGTAAAGTAGCGCCTAAAGCGGTTATGTCAAAAGTATTACAAGGTGCTACAAGTGATACAATCGCAACATTTAATAGGGGCATTGGTACTACTGTTGCACAAATGGCCAAAGCATCTGTTAAGGCTGGCGGTTCTGAATTAGTTGAAGAGGGCTTGCAAGACATCAACGAAAAATTCCAACATAACCTTTACCGCAACGATAATGACCCCGAGGGAGTATATTCCATAGGTGATATGGCTGTAGGTGCAGGCGGTGCAATGATACAAGCACTACCAGCCGTTATTGGTTTGGGTGCAATTGGTGGCGGTATTAGTGGCATCCACACTATGAAAGCGTTCCATGAATTTCAAAAGCTAACACCAGAAGAACAACAACACGCAATCATGGCCGAGCAAAATCGAAATGGTACTGCTATTATGCAAGCATTAAAACAAGATGCAGCATCAAACAAAATGGCAGAAGAAAACCCTGAGTTGTACAGAAAAATTGTACAAGCACAGGGCGATAATGTAGGTGTATCTACTGCATATGTAAATGTCAATGAAATGGCGGAAACAGAGCAAGGGCAACAAGCCATTAAGAATATGATTGATAGCGGTTTGGTTACTCAAGAGGAAGTATCGAAAAGCATTGAAGCTAACGCAGATATTCCTGTACCAATCGGAAAGTATGCACAATTAAGCGGTGGCTTGACGGAAGAAACTGTAAAGGCACTAGAAGAAAGTACATACTTTACTCGTGGCGGTATGAGTATGAAAACCCTTGAACGTGCAAAAGCGGAAGTGGAAGCCTTTAATAATAACCTAGTTGATGCTACCGAAAAGAAAGCACAACGAGTTAAGGAAAGTATTATTCGTGATGAATTTGAAGATGCAAGCGATGTAGATCGTGAAGTACTAGACCAAGTATTCGCTAATCCTACACAGGTTAAACAAGCATACAACAACCTGTACAAAAACCTAGTGCAAGAGTATCGTGAAAACTACGCAAGCGACTTTGACAACATGGATAATGATATTAAAGAAGCTACGGCAAGCGGTGTAGAGCCACAATGGTTGACTGATTATAAATCTAGCAATGGTGGTAAAACACCACGCACTAACGCAGAACGTAGACGAGCAGCGTACCATTCTAGCGTAGCAAAAGCACAAACTGCATTCGCTGATAATGCGGAAGCACTTAACCAAAGCAATATCCATCATGCTGATATGGAGCATACGCTACAACAAATTGAAAGTCTTGAACGCTTGCACGATAAGATTTTTACATTAGCAGATAACGATATAGCGTTACGGATGCAATTATCCAAGAGTGGCTATGAAGTGTACAACAAAGTAGTTAAAGCGATTGGCGAAAGTACCGATAGAAAACAACGTGAAACGGCAAAAGCTAATGCGTTGTTGATGGCACAACATGCGGATGTAATGGCACAATATATGCGACAAATGGGCAAAGGCGGTTATACCGCTATGGATTATTTCCGTGATAGTGTGCGTATAAAAATGGATGCGGTTTTAGAAAACCAAAAAGGGTATGCACAACAATTAGCAATGCATCAAAAATTACAAGCCGATATAACTCAATGGGGAAAAATATTAAACGATTTTCAAAACGGAACGCTCAAACAAGGTGTAAATAAAATAATGTCAGCACCTTTAGTGTTTAGTACAATTAAAGATCCTGACTACAAATTTACAACTGGTGATGTTTATATAACAACGAAAATGCTTAATAAAGTATTTGCCACTAAGCATGCACATAAGTTTGACTTAAATGTTATGAAACAGTTACCAGGTGCGTTATCTAATCCGATTGCAATATTCAAAAACTTTGACCCTGTTGCTAATGCATCGGTAAAAGGTGAGATTATTTCCGTTGTTGAATTAAGAGATACGCAAAATAACCTTGTTCATGTGCCATTGGTTTTTGATGTTCAAAGCGGAAGAAATAGCTATCAAACTAGGGTTAAAAGTATATTCCCTAGAGTTAATACTACATGGTACTCTAATGCGATAAATAATGGCGATTTGTTATATGTTAATACAAAAAAAATAAACCAACTAACAGTCAATAACGTCCAATCAAGCGGACAAATGAGTGTTAGTTGGTCTAATATTATTAATAGTATACCAAACGAAAATGATTTAGACAAGCTCCGAAAGAAACATAATTATCAGTATTATCAATCAGCATGGCATGGTTCACCACATGACTTTGATGAATTTGATTTAGGTGCTATTGGTACTGGTGAGGGTAATCAAGTACATGGATGGGGTTTGTATTTTGCAAAAGATAAGAAAGTATCTAAGCAATATAAAGATGTATTGAGCAAATTACAAGGTTCTAACAAAAGCAGTTTATTTAAAGTTGAAATACCAAATGAAACAGAGTTATTACCAGAGCAATACCCCATTTCTGGATACGGCCGATATGTAAGAGATAGCTTGAAAAATGGATTGCATAAAATGTCAGATGAACAACTAGAACGTTTTACAAGCCTATTAATTAAATATCATAAAGATTCAATCATTGGTGATAAATGGGTTAATAAATACACGCACTTTATGGATGTTGGGTACATAATATCTGAACTGCACAACAAAAACAAAACAATAAATGACATCAATAAAATTCAAAAAAGAAATGTTGATAGATTTTTAAAAACAGTAGGCATTGATGAAGATATTGATACCATAGCTAGTAACGATGAACTATTAAAAAATGTATACGAAAAGTTTAGATATGAGTTATATCCAGAATACGAAAAAGAAAAACAATTAGAGCGTGAACGTGAAGAAAAAGTTATCTCGAACGTTAAGACTGATGTATATGGTGCATTAGAAAAAACAAATATCGTTGGTAAACAGCTTTATTCGTTTTTATCTCATGCACTTGGTAATGATGAACATTTTAATCTTTATAATGTGAAAAATGCTAAAAAGGCTAGTGAATTTTTAAATAGTATCGGTATAAAAGGCATCTACTACGATGGCGAACAAGACGGACGATGCTATGTAGTGTTCGATGATAAAGCAATCAAAGTTATTGAAAAATACAACCAATCTGTTAATGGCATGACCGAAATCATGAGCGATGGCGAACGTATCATCAGCATTTTCAATACCGCTGATAGAAGTACATTCTTACATGAAATGGGCCATGTATTCTTTGATGATATTCAAAAACTGGCATCAATGGACAATGCACCTAAACAATTACTTGATGATTGGAACACACTCAAAGAGTGGAGCGGTTGGGTTGATGGTGAAAACGTAGATAATACCAAAGCACATGAGAAATTCGCACGAGGTTGGGAAAGCTATTTACGAAGCGGTGAAGCACCAACAAAAGGACTACAACGAGTGTTCCGTCAATTCTCTAAATGGTTAACTCGTATTTATCGTAGTGTACAACGTTTAGGCGGTGAAGTACCATCTGACATTAAAGATATAATGGCACGCATGATAGCTACGCAAGATGACATTGAAAACTACGCACACGAGCAAGCATTAGAGCAATTTGAAAATACAAAATTGTATCAACAGTTGAGTGAAAGCGAACAGGCACGAGTACAAGGATATATCGCCGATATTAAAGAAAAAGCTAAAGAACGTGTAATGCGTAAGTACATGAAAGAGTTAGACAATCGACCTATTAAAGAATGGGAAGATGTAAAATACGATGTACAAGTTGCAATAGAAAAACGATTAATCGAAGAATATCCTATCTATAAAGAACATCAACGATACATGGCATTGGGTGATGGTGCATTGGAAAATACTCAATATCGAACTATTGAGGGGTTAGAAAAGGCGGAACGTGAGGAAGCTGGCAGTACTTACGATGAAGCAGTAGCACAGGAAATGGAAAATGCTAGAAATGAGTTTATTAATGATCCAAACGCAGGCAAATCTAACCAAGAAATAGCCGAAGAAATGTTATTATCCAATCAAGGACAGATGGAACTTACGCAAGAGGAAGCACGCTTGATTAAGGCCCATACCAATAAGGAACTAGCTAAAAACTGGGTATTATTGGATAAGTTGCAAAAGCTGGATGTAAATAGTAAAAACCTAGATGCAGAACTAGCACCGATTGAGCAAGAACTAACTAAAGAACAATTGCTACGAAAGGACAAAGCAAAAGTTGATAAAGAGTTAGGAAGTGTTTCAAAAGAATTAGATAAAGCCAATGATGAAATCGATAACCTAAAAGCACAACAGGAGCAAATACAAGAACAAGCTAGAGAACGTGAACTTGATTTGAAAGATAAAAATAACGAATTATCTAAACGCTTAACAGCGATCACGAATAGACTTGATAAAGTGCTAGAGCAAAAAGAACGCTTGCAAGAGCGCATGCAAGAACGCATGGACAATAAAGTATTGTCTAATGAAGAGCGAATTGAAAAACTAATGGATGCGTTGCAAGAGCGTATTAATGCGGTGCGTGCAATTCGTGATGGTGGATTTGGTACTATTCCGAAATACATGGAACGTGCTAAAAGAGAGTTAGACGATTTAACGCTATCTCAAGCTAGCCAGTACAAGAAATACCAAAATCAAGCAGTACGAGATGGCAAAAAGGCTGATAGTGCATTGGCTGTTGGTAAAGTTGACGAAGCATTATATGCTAAACAATCTCAAATGCTTAATCAAGCAAGAGCAAGAGTAGCGTTTGAAAATTCAAAAGCTATTAAGAAATTGCGTGTTAAATTGTTAGACCAATTGAACCGCATGACACGTAGTCAAAACCCTATTATGATTGAACCTAATATGCGTTATTTCTATACACATATGGCATACCAAATGGGATTGACTAAGTATGATGGCTTGCAACCTGTTAATGGGTTTGACATGATGTCAGTTATTAAAGCATTAGATGCAGATGCTGACATCATGGGTGATAAGGAAGCGACTGTACAACTTGAACCATGGATATACGAAATGTTCGATGATAAATCACCTAGAACGTTTAGTACTCTTAAAATGAGCGAACTCGAACAGTTAGAGGAACTCATGACAGGGATGTACAAAAGCGGTAGAACTCAATATGAGGGAAGTACACTAATCGATGAAAAAGGAAATAACGTTACATTTGATGAAGCTATATTCCAAATTATTGATAAGGCAGTCGAAACATTTGGTAGAGATAATGGAAATGTATTCAATGAGTTAAATAACCGCAGCCGTGCAGATGCATTGTCTAATACATTGAATAACTTTAACTTGTCATTATTGAAAGTCGAAACATTCTTACGCAGGTTGGATGGCGGAAAGAATGGCCCTGCAGTTAGATATATTTACGAGCCAATTAATAAAGCTACTCAGAAATTTAACGAGTACAAAGAAAAATCTATGTATAGATTGGCCAGAGATGTAAAAGCGGTATATTCAAAGGAACAACTCTTTGATGTTCGTAATGATCATCTTTATAGCGTAGGCGAATTACGCAACGTTACCAAAGAACAAATCATCATGCTTGCCTTAAACTGGGGTACAGAAAAGAATAGACAACGTGCATTGGAAACTATCCAAAGTAATGAAGTAGAAATGGAACGAGCGTTCCAAGAGTACATGACGGATAAGGACTGGGAATTTGTAATTCGTACATGGGAACATATCAATTCATTCTATGAAGAGCGTAGTAAGGTACAAGAGGAATTGTATGGTAATCCTTTAAAGAAAGAAAAAGGGATTACATTTACAATTGGCGGTAGAGAAATTCAAGGTCAATATTTCCCTATTGTGTACAATCCTAAAGTAAGTGCTAAAGTATCTGACTTTGAAACAGAGGATATAGCCAAAACGATGATTGCTAGTAATGCAATCTTTGGTACTGGTATGGGTGCTACTAAATCACGTTTGGATGTAGTCAAAGGCAAGTCTTTGATGCTTGATTTTGATGTTATCTCTAATGCGATTACAGAGGCTATTAACCACGTTACTATGCGTAAGGCTGTAACCGATGTAAATAAGTTAGTAGGCAATAGCCGTTTCCAAGAATATATCGTTGATAAATTTGGTATGGAAACCTACCAATTCTTGCGAACATGGGTTAGAGACAACTGGAAAGATGAAGCAGCAAAACTTGATGCATGGGGTAGATTGGTTATGACACTCAAGAAAAATACATCTACCGCAGTTATGGCTGGCCGTGTATCAGTAGCTTTACAAAATGCGTTGAACATTCCTGTTGCCATGTATCGTATTGGCGTAGGAAATACACTCAAAGCAATTAGTGATGCAGGTATTGGGTTCTATGGTATAGGTACAGCCAAGTACAACGCAACACGTGATTTTGTGTTATCTCAATCTATATTCATGAGGGAACGTGTTCAAACCTTAGATAAGGATTTGAAACAAGGGCTATCCATTGAGGGTAAAGGATTACGTATTGGTGATACTAACATAGGTGGTTATAAAGCCGAACAACTAGCTAATATCCGTGATGATATTAACCAAATGGGATTTAGATTGTTAACAGAAACTGATTTTGCGTTATCTATTCCTGTATGGAAATTTGCATACGATAAGAAAGTACTAGAATTACAAAGTGTTGAGGGAGTAACGGCAGAATTTGTAGAACAGGAAGCTATTAGTGCTGGCGATAGAGCCGTAAGAGATATATTCGGTAGCGGCGATACAAAAGACAGTGCAGGTATCCAACGTTCAAGAAATGCACTCACTCAACTATTTGTACCATTCTATTCATACGCTAATACTTTGTACAATATCATCGCTGAGGGTAACTATGCACGGAAAGACCAAGGCAATTATGGACAATTCGTGCGGATGCTATGGTGGACTTTGACCGCACAAGCACTAGGTATGATGGTATACAAAGCCATGACAAATGGAGATGATGATAGCTCTGAAGATTTGGCAAAATCCTTTGGGGAAGAATTGGTATCACAAGCTACTATGGGTGTACCTATTGTGCGTGATATTTCCAATATGGCTATGAAATACATTCTAGGCGAAAAGGTATTCAATAAAGGGAATACAGTAATGGCCGCATCAATCATTGAAAAACTATATGATGTAGGCAATGCGATTGTATCACCTAACAAAGGTGCTATGGATGTAGGTAGAAGCCTATCACAAGTATCTAACCGCATCACAGGTTTTAGTGATACTGTAACAGATGGACTATGGACATTAGCTAAATTTGCACTAACGGACACGGATGCAAAACTAGAAGATGTCATTATGGCTATCATGTTTGATAGACGATTGAAAGATAAAAAATCTAAAAAGAAAGACAAGCATTAATAAATAAGGACTACTCAATTATGGGTAGTCCTGTTTAATTAGAAAGGGGAACAAATATGATACCAGAGGTCAATAAACCTAGTGTAGTTTATCAATGTGATGGAGTTAACAAAAAATGGATATGGCCGTATGACTTTTACATGATTGAAGATATAGCTTTAATCATGGTGGATGCAGACGGCACAGAAAGCGTACAAACAGGCAACATCGATTATGACAAAGAAAACAAAACTTTAACATATCCTGCTGATGGTGATCCATTAGACAATACGCACAAGATTATTCTTGAACGTAGAACACCGATTAAACAAGATACGGATTTGCCAGACGAATATCCTTTCCAAAATATCGAACACATGACAGATAAGGTTACATTGATTTTGCAAGAAATGCAGGAGAAAATGAACCGAGCCTTATTAATCCGTGTAGGTAGTGATGAGGATGCAACCACAGTTGCACGTAAAATTGTAGATACATCAACAAAGGCAGCAAATGATGCTATTAATGCATACGAAAAAATTAAAGCAGAAAGCGAAACTATCAATTCTAATGCAGAAACGATAAAAACGCTAGGCGGTGAAATCACAGAATTAAGCCGTACAGTTGATGATAAATTAGCGACTAGCAATACCGCACTTGATACATCGAGTGCTAATGTAACGAAAGCAGAAAAGCTAGTGGCAGATGCAAAAGCATATGCAGGACAAACCACAGTTGATAAGCGTGATATTAATGATTTAGTTAGTCAAGCACGCACGTTAAAAACAGACATTGACAATAAACAAACATCAATCGCAAGTGACGCTATCAAGGCAACTGATGCGGCAAAACGTGCAGAAGTCGCAGCAAGTAAAGCGGAACAAATCGCATTACCTAATGACGGTGGTTTGATTACAAAAACCGAAGCCGATACAAAGTTTGTACCTAAAGATAGCCTATATGGCATCGTATCTGTTAAAGACTTTGGGGCAGTTGGCGATGGTGTAGCTGATGATACCGCAGCATTCAAACGTGCTAATGATAATCTTAAAAATAAGATATTGTTAATTCCTAATGGCATCTACAAAATCAATGAGCATATCTCGTTTGATACAGTTGATAGTGTAATGGATATGGGTACATACAATAACATTAAGCCGTTTTATCCTACTGAAACACCAATGCTAAAAGGTGCATCTAATATCGCATTTGTTAAAAACATCCAATATGGTGATGAGGTAAACCAATGTCAAGGCTTCACCTATAACGATAAAAAGAATGTGTTTGTACTAGCTTGTATTAATAGCGATGGTACAAAACAAAACTTGTATGAACTCAATCCAGATACATTTGAAATCGTAGGTACATATAAGTTTAGCGACCCTGACAAAATGGGTCATTGTAACACTATGTGCTACAACAAATACACGAACAAGATTTACCTTGCCAATGGTTTAAAGAATGGTAATAACCTATCTGTATTTAATGCGGATACTATGACATTTGAAAAGACCATCACATTGAACGAGCGTGTATTTAATATCGGATATGATCCTATCACACGAACTTATGTGAGCATTGTACCAATTAGCGGTCAACAACGCTTACGTGAAGTCAACTTGTACAATGATGATTTCCAAAAAATGAAAACATATCAAATTGACTACCAATACGATGACTTTAACAACAATGGTGCATTAATGCTTAACGGATGCATAATGAGTGCAACGCTCGGTAGTTTGGTAGAATGCACACCATTTGGCACAGTTAAACAGATTATTGAAATCAATAGAACTACCGAAATTGAAGATATAGCATACTGCAATGGCAAATTCTATTTTGCGGTGTTAACAGAAAAGCCTAGTAAACGACATCAAGTTGATATTTATGTAGGCGACCCAAACCGAGATTATCAAAATTCCATTAATACTGCACGATTGGCAAGCCTAGACTATTTAAAACTCACAGGCGGTAATGTAACAGGTTCAATCGTACTCAATAACAATACATTGTTAGAGGGTAAGAAAACCGATGGACATGGTGTGCGTATTGGTAAAGTATCTACATCTGATGCGGTGGAATTGGGAGACCCTAGCGTACCTGTATATTTAACAGGTACTACATTGAAACACTATGATGGCACAGATAGTAGCACAGTATTAACTACTAAACATTATGACACGGCTATTTATAGTAAGGCTAAAGCCGATGAAGTATTTGTCAAAAAAGGTGATGCAGGTTCATTTGGTTTTCCTTATTCTAAATTAGATACCGCAACAGATTGGAATACACTTACAACGCAAGGGTGCTACGAAATCAATTTCGATGGCGGTGCTAATAATCCACCACGTTCGCATAAGCAAGGTATGTTGATTGTATTTAATTTTGGCAATGGTAAATTAATCGACCACACATTGCACACATTAAATGGTGAAACATATCATCGTACTTTCATGGCTGATAAATGGGGTTCTTGGGGGAGAGTACAAACATCATTGAATAGCCGTGTTCAATTGTGGAGTAACAAAGGTACGATTGAGGTGGGTGTAAATGGCTAATATTACAATAAGTGGTGCTAGTACAGGTTCATTTAATATGACCGATGAGATCCGTGATATAGGGAATAGTAAATATTTAAAAGTTGCGATGAGCGATAAACCCTACTATGCTAGATTGTCTACAGAAAAACCATCCAATAACAATATATATGTTATTATCGATAATACTAAATATTATGTGCAACAAAACCCTATATTATTCGAACCAATATATTATGAACATGATTACAGTAACTTTGAACAACGATTTACTGTATGGCTACCAAAAGGTAGATATTTGGTTGAATTTAATACCACAAATACAACAACAGGTACTTTCACAATACCAAGTGGTTTAAATACAACAATTGTATATAGCTACAAAAAAGGAGTAGGCGCTACCTTATCAATAACAAGTGATGGTTGGAGAATATTTGATAAATCTAGAGAAACAGGGAGAAATCGAACTTGGTTTAAAATATCAAGACAGGGAGATTAGTATGATAGAAATCTTTATTCCAATATTTAACGAGGTGTTTAACGTGAGTGAGGCGGTACGCATATCATTGGCTATATTCACAACAGTTATTCTTGTGTTTATAGATACAATATTACGAGTGTTGGTTGAAGCTAGAAATTACAATTTGGCTACAAAGAGAGAAGTAACAATCAAAAATACTATACTAGCTATCCTATGGAGAGGTTGGGCGGTAGTAGAAATTAACGGAAAACCTAAACGATTTTTAGTATCTGGTAAGCTACGAGCGGATATGACTAAGAAATTAGTCAAATCCTATCCGTGGCTTTTTTTGTTAGCGTTTATTCTATTAACATTGCCTGATGTAATAGTACCTGTATTAGGCCGTGTGGATGTATTCCTATGTACATTGCTATATTTGATACCTATATTTATCGAATTGGCAAGTTGCGTAGAGAACATGATAGAACTCGAATTGGTAGAAACGAGGTGGTTTAAACGTGCAATAGGATTGTTTAAACAAGTGATTGATTTCGTTAAATCGGTAAAGGAAGCGATTAAATGAAGATTAACTATGAAGATACGATAACGCTAATTGCCTTGGCTGGTGCGTTAATCATGACTATCTATCTTGAACAAAAAGATTTGGCAAGCGTGATAGTCGGTGTATTGGGTGGTTATATCGGCGGTGCTACAGGTAGTGCCAAGCGTTCCCAGTACACGAAAGAACAAGAAGTAAAAAAGGAAGATACTGGGTGCTAATATTGGCACCCTCTTTTAGTAAAGGAGATATGAATATGAAAGTTGGTAAATATTTTGATGAAAGTGAATTTGCATGCAAATGTGGCAATCATGGATTTCATGAGGATGGTACACCTTGCCTAGACCATGTGATTGATAAACGATTAGTGGATTTGTTAGATGCAATTCGTGAACGCTTGGGCGTTCCTGTATATATTTTGAGTGGTTATCGTTGCCCTACTCATAATGCTGAAGTAGGCGGTGTATCTAATTCTCAACACGTTCTAGGCACGGCAGCAGATATTACATATGATGGGATTGATGTAGATTATCTAGCTAATTTAGCAGAAGAATGTGCAAGCGAAGTGTTAGGCGAGGGAATTGGCATTGGCAGATATTACTTCCAAGATTTCGTGCATGTAGATGTGCGTGGTTATGATGCTCGATGGAACGATTTAGACTAATTTTAATTAAACGAGGTGTAAGCCATGTTAATTAGTAAGTTGGTACAAACTATCAAGGAACACTACAAACTAGCCGTAGCGATTGCCCTATGCGTTTTTATCGCTATTGTAGGTGTAGTAATATATCATCACAAACAAAAAGATTTAGAAAAACCTGTTATTCTTACACAAGAGCAGGCTAAATCACCTCAAGAATTGTCAAAAGCAATTCATGTTACTGAAAAGGAAGCACAGGAAGTTATTTCCAAAAAGGAAAGAACTCAACCGATAGCGACATATTACACGCAAGCACCAACAGTTGAAGTGGCAGCCGAACAGGTAAAACAGGATATTGCACATAGCAACCCTAATGTACCTAAAGCTGTTACTGAAAAATCTGATAGAACCGCAGTAGTTGCTAACACAGATGAACAAAAAGTCGATGTTTACAAAATCAATCTAAACAAAGTGCATAAGATAAAAACTGGTGTTACTTTGATAGATAATAGAGCCTATGAAACTATAGGCTATCAAGCAGGTAAGTTTGAAGTGTTGACACATTTCAACGGACAACATTTAGAGGGTGGTAGCATGCTTTACACAGTAAAGGAATGGTGATCTAAATATCTCCGAGTTGCACGGATTGCAACAATCAACTGTTAATTGACAGTTGGAAAGCATTAATTTATAACTGAAAGGAATAACACAATGGCACAAGTATTTACATTTGAAGGAAAAACACATCAATTCGCAGAAGATATTAAACCAAACAAAGAGGGTTTATATATGGCAACTCTTAAAGATGGTGATAACGTAACGTGTGAAATGTGGTTTGTAAACGGCGAACTACACCGATTAATTGAATTAGACTAAACGTTTTAGAGGGTAGCTTAATTGCTACCCTCTTTTTTTATTTCGTCAAATATTCGTCAAATTCTAATTGTAAAATGTGGTAAAATATGAGAAGTAATATTTACCGCAAGTAAGATTAATTGCAAGTATAATAATAATTGCGAAATAATTGATAATCCATAGTGAATTGGAGTATAATATATTGATATGTT